AACACTAATTCAGGTGCCGTTGTATTTAACTGTGAAAGTAACAGCCACGGTCAAAAGGTATATGGTCAACCACACTCAGCAGGTGTTACAAACACTTTAATGTTACCTGCAGGTGCTGATTCTACTTTAGTATCACTTGTATCAACAGACACACTTACTAATAAAACTTTAACCTCTCCTAAGATTAACGAAGACGTAGCATTAACATCTACAGCTACAGAGTTAAACTTAATTGATGGTGGCACATCAAGAGGTACAACTGCAGTAGCATCTGGCGATGGTATACTAATTAATGACGCTGGTACAATGCGTATGACTAATGTTGACACTGTATCAACATATTTTGCAGGTCATAGTGTAGGTGGTGCTAATATTGTTACTACTGGCGCTCTTAATAGTGGTAGTATTACATCTGGATTTGGTACTATTAATACTGGTTCTTCTGCTATTACTACTACAGGTCTTATTTCTGGTGGTTCATTAGACATTGACAACGTACTTATTAATGGTACAACTATTGGTCACACAGATGATACAGACCTTATTACATTAGCTGATGGTGCATTAACTGTAGCAGGAACACTAGCCGCAACAACAGGAACTTTTAGTGGTGTATTAAAAACTGATGATGCAACAGAAGCTACTAGTACAACAGATGGCTCTTTACAAACAGACGGTGGCTTATCTGTTGTAAAAGATGCTGTATTTGGTGACGATGTAAAATTATTATCTGATGCGTCTGTAATATCTTTTGGTGCAAATAGTGAAGTTACCTTAACGCATGTTCACGATGCTGGACTAGCACTAAAACATACTGCTACTGCAGATGACAAGCCTATTGTTCTTACCTTGCAAACAGGTGAGACTGACATGGCAGCTAATGATGTTATTGGTAAACTTGCTTTCCAAGCACCAGATGAAGGTACAGGAACAGACGCTATACTTGTAGCTGCTGCTGTACAAGCTGTTGCTGAAGGTGACTTTAGTTCTTCTAATAATGCTACACGTTTAGAGTTTCACACAGGTGCAAGTGAAGCTGCTGCAGTAAAAATGACACTAAACTCTACTGGTGCTGTTAAACCAGTAACCTATCAAGAAACATATGATTCTCTTAGTGCAGCAAGTACAGTTGATTGTGATCTATTGACAGCTAATCACTTTGCTGTTACACTGGATCAAAACACTACGTTTACATTTAGTAATCCACCTGCTAGTGGCACTTCATTTGCATTTACTCTTATAGTAACTCAACATAGTACTGCTGTTACATTAACTTGGCCTAATACAGTTGATTGGGCTGGTGGTAGCGCACCTGACGCTGCAGGTAATAATGAAGTACAAGCGTATGGATTTATAACTAGAGATGGTGGAACAACTTACTATGGTTTCTTAGGGGGAACAGCTATTGGCTAGTCACGGTAGTTCATTTCAAAAAACATTTATGGGTGCTTCTGGTTCTGGCGGTGCCTCAACTGAGCCTAAAGCTATAGCTGTAGCTCATGCCTCTTTCCCATTCGTCACAGCGTATTCGTGGGATGTTGACAATGGGTTTGGTGGTAAGTTTTTTAACCCTTCTACCTTACCTCCTGACACTGCCTACACAGTAAACTTTACCTCAGACGGGTCAGCTATAGCTGTATCTCATGCCACTAGCCCTTTTGTCTCAGCTTATGCTTGGTCTGACTCAGGCTTTGGCACTAAGTTTTCTAATCCATCTACTTTGCCTTCTAACGGTGCTCTTGGCGTAGCTTTTAGCCCTGACGATTCAGCTATAGCTGTAGGTCATGTTACTAGCCCTTACGTTACAGCTTATCCTTGGTCTGGTTCAGGTTTTGGTAGTAAGTATTCTAACCCATCTACCTTACCTGCTGGCACTGGCAGGAGTATAGCCTTTAGCCCAGACGGTTCCGCTATAGCTATAGCTCATAGTGTTAGCCCTTACGTTACAGCTTATCCTTGGTCTGGTTCAGGTTTTGGTAGTAAGTATTCTAATCCATCTCCCTCTTGGACTGGCACTGCTGACGGCGTAGCCTTTAGTCCTGATGGTTCAGCTATAGCTATAGCACATGATAACAGCCCTAGAGTCGCAGTTTATGCTTGGTCTGGATCAGGCTTTGGTAGTAGGTATTCTAACCCATCTACCTTACCTACTGATCGGGGCTATGAGGTAGCCTTTAGTCCTGATGGATCAGCTTTAGCTGTATCACACGATACCAGCCCTTTTGTTTCAGCTTATCCTTGGTCTGGTTCAGGTTTTGGTAGTAAGTATTCTAATCCTTCTACTTTGCCTACTTCCCACGGCAACGGTGTAGCCTTTAGTCCTGATGGATCATCTATAGCTATAGCTCATACCAGTAGCCCTTACGTTACAGCTTACCCTTGGTCTGGATCAGGATTTGGTACTAAGTATTCTAACCCATCTAATTTACCTACTGGCGTTGGTTATGGAGTAGCCTTCTCAACCGTTGGTGATACTGTGCCAATATACGCTCACTATGTGGCTGTAGCCACTAACAATAGTCCCTACGTTTCAGCCTATCCTTGGTCTAGTAGTGGTTTTGGCACTACGTATTCTAATCCTTCTACTTTACCGAACGACGGTAATGCCGTAGCCTTCAGTCCTGATGGTTCCGCTATAGCTGTAGGTCATGGTAACAGCCCTTATGTATCAGCCTATCCTTGGTCAGGTAGTGGCTTTGGGTCTAAGTATTCTAACCCATCTACTTTACCTGCTGGCTCTGGTAATGCAGTAGCCTTCAGTCCTGATGGTTCAGCTTTAGCTGTAGCTCATACTTCTAGTCCCGCTGTATCAGTCTATCCTTGGTCTGGTAGTGGTTTTGGAACTAAGTATTCTAATCCTTCTACTTTACCTAGTAGTGGTGGTTTTGGCGTAGCCTTTAGCCCTGACGGTTCAGCTTTAGCTGTGTCTTGTGACTCCAGCCCTCGTATTGTAGCTTACCCTTGGTCGGGTAGTGGCTTTGGTACTAAGTATTCTAACCCATCTACCTTACCTACTGGTGCGTATGGAAACGTAGCTTTTAGCTCTGATAGTTCAGCTATAGCTGTAGCACATGGAAGCAGCCCTTACGTTACAGCTTACCCTTGGTCTAGTAGTGGCTTTGGTAGTAAGTTTTCTAATCCCTCTACTTTACCTGCTGGCACTGGGCGAGGCGTAGCCTTTAGTACAAACGGTTCAGCTTTAGCTGTAGCACATAGTAGTAGCCCTTACGTTACAGCTTACCCTTGGTCAGGTAGTGGCTTTGGTACTAAGTATTCTGACCCATCTACTCTACCTGCTGGCACTGGGCGAGGCGTAGCCTTTAGTTTTGATGAATCATCTATAGCTGTATCTCATAGTACTAGCCCTTACGTATCAGCGTATGAGTGGTCACAAGTTTCAGGCTTTGGTAGTAAGTTTTCTAATCCCTCTACTTTACCGGGTGGTAGTTTTGGTAGAAGCGTAGCCTTTGGACGAATTGCAGCTTAACCCCCGAACACCGAACAACTTATAGGAATATATAATGGAAGATAAAGAACAACCCAAAACACGTGAAGAAATCTTAGAGGCATCTTTAGAGGCTCGTATCCAAGAGGTTATGGGATATCAGATTAATATTGACAACTACACGATTGCCCTTAGCGAAATCAGTAAGAAGTCACAGGCAGATCAGGCTGAGTTGTCAGAGTTTGCAGATCAACTACGCAACCTTCTGGCTTCAGAAAAGCTAGAGCAAAAAAAGGCTGAAATTATGCTTGCCGTAATACAATATCAAGTATCTTAATTTAACACTGAACAGATAGGATTAATACAATGTTCGTAAAAGTTACAAACGGCGAGATTGACACTTACCCATATTCAGTTGGGAAATTACGCCGTGACAACCCAAGAGTTAGCTTCCCAAGAAAAATATCTGACGGAATTCTGGCGTCTTACGGTGTGTACGATGTAAGATGGCTACCAAGCCCTGACCATAACGCTGAGACGCACTTCGTTGAGTATTCCCCGGTTCCTGTACTACAGGACGGTGCGTGGGTGTATTCGCCAACTGTTCGTGAGCTTTCAGAAGATCAGATTGCAGAGAGATCAGTATCCCGTGCAGGAGAAGCCCGTGCAAATCGCAACACACTGCTGGCTGAGACAGATTACTTTGCTCTGACGGATGTAACAATGACAGATTCTATGACAGCGTATCGTCAGGCGTTGCGGGACATTACATTACACTCCAATTGGCCTAATCTTGAAGATGCTAATTGGCCTACGAAGCCTTAATGTAATGGATATTAATTGGACAGTAGTAACAATAGTTGGTGCTTTATTAGCTCAAGGTGCAGCTATTGTCTGGGCAGTGTCAGGCATGGTGTCAGACATTAAGTACAACAAGTCTACCATAGCAGAAGTACGTACAGACAATGCTAGACTAGCCAGTGAAGTACATGAGAATGACATAATGATAGCACGCATTGATGCTAATGTAGAAGCAATCAAGGAAGCATTAAATGTGGTTACGACTAATCACGCAAAGAGATAGTTAAATGATTGACCCCGTTACAGCTTTTGCTGCAGCTAATGCAGCCTTCAAAGGGGTCAAGATGCTAGTAGGTGCTGGTAGAGAGATACAGGATGTATCACAGCAACTAGGTAAGTGGTACGGTGCAGTAGCTGATATTACTAGGGCTGAGTCACAACGTAAGAAACCTACATGGTTAGACAAGCAGACCCACGGTAGTGATAACATTGAACAAGAAGCAATGGACATTGTTGTTCGTAAGAAGACATTGCTTGAGAAAGAAAAAGAAATAAAGTTTATGTTAGACTACAGGTTTGGTCTTGGTACATACGATGAAATGTTAGGGATGCGTAGACAAATACGTAAAGAACGAGAAGAGACTATATATAAAGCTATGGAAACTAAAAGACAAATACAGAATAACTTAGCTATATGTACCCTATCGTTTCTAATCATTAGTGTATTAGGTGGGGGCATATATCTGATAGCACTAGGAATTGGTTGAAATGATTAATCTTGTTGTGTTACCCCTTGTGTTAGCAGGGTTGTTAAGTAGACCTGAGTTTGTACAGTGCCACTTAGCAAAAAGAGTTAAGATACAAAAAGAAATGGTTTGCATTTACCGTGGACCTAATGGTACAATAGGATATCACTACCCTATGTTTAAGTTTAGTGAATGTCCTAACACATATATGTGCAGGTACACGCCTAACGCTAAGAAAAAAGTTAGTGTGCAAGACATACTAGACGGATTAAAAGAAGGTTTTGAATAATGGACTTAGAAGCACAAATAGCAGCAATTAATGCAAAGTATGCACCCTTACTTACTACAGCACAGCAAACCCAAGATGAGCCGGGCGAAGCAATGCGCCGACTCAATGGTCAGAAGAGGGCTGAAATACGGGCTGTTAGAAACGCTGCTGCTGCTGCATCAAGTGCCACTACAGATGACACTACAGAGGGCGGCGATGGGGTGTCGCCGGGAGAGCAACCAATCACGCCATCCCCTTTTGATCAATTTCAACCTCCCGAATTTGGTACAGGTGTTTTTGACCCTAATCGGCAGCAAACCAACTTAGATAAGGTTAATCAAGAGCTTGCTGATTTGTACGCTATGGATCGCACTCAATATGAGGTTGACTATCAACCAGTTACTGAACTGCCAGAAGGGGTTTCTGAACCTGCTGAAGGTGCCGATGTAACAGGGGAAGGTGAGACTTTTTATAACCCTAAGACAGGTCAAACTTATACAACACCTAATGGTGGTTACAGTGTGCCTGAAGGTAGCGATTGGGTTAAGGGTACACCTGAGGGTAAGTTTAATTCATATGACGTGGCTCTTGCAGCTAAAACTAAAGAGCAGCAAGCAGCAAGTTTGGCAGCTATGGGAGAGGGTCAGCAAGAACTTGTAAGTACTGCAATTAAAAGCCCTGAAGATTTAGCACAAGCAGCAACCGTGGCTACGATAGACCCAGACACTACAGGTGCTGATATTGCAACGGGTACAGGTGATGCAGGTGCTACAACAGATATAACTGCAAAAACTATAACTGGGGGAGAGTCTGCTGATACTCCTGTTGATATTACAGCAGAAACTTATGATGCAGACAAGTCACTGACAGATGTTAAAGATGAACTTAGTGACGTAGAAGCTGCCGCTGGCGATGTTACTAAAGATGTTACTGGGGCTGTTGGTACTTTGTCAAAGAAGGCGCAGCCTGTTGGCGCAACTATGGACCCTGATTTTGATGCTGATATAACAGCAAGAAAGAGGGTAATAGATGCTAAAGAACTTGCAAAAGCACAAGGTCAAGATGCAGAAGCAATTAAAACAGCTATATCTCAAGGAGAGGCGGCTGCACCTATTGAAGCAGCACAAACTACGGTAGGTACTAAAGAGATAGCTAAAGCGGCTCAAATAGCTGAAAAAGATATGGCTACAGCCGAGGCTATGACAATGGATGGTTTAGCCGATGACGCTGTAGCTGTCGCTAAAAAGATGGAAGCCTTCACTGTAGATGACGGTACACTAGCTGAATTTAAAGAAGGTAAGATTGAAGCACAAGATACTGTACAAGGTCAACTTACTAGCTTGATGGCTTCGTTTGATGATGGCACACCTTCATGGGCTGCAGGAGCTATGAGGGCTGCTAATGAAGCTATGGCAACAAGAGGACTTAGTGGCTCATCTATGGCTGCTGCTGCTATTGTACAGGCTGCTATGGAGTCTGCTTTACCTATTGCAATGCAAGACGCTGATACTTTCCGTTCAATGAAGTTAGACAACCTTGGGCGTCAACAACAAATAGCTCTAACTAATGCCGCTGCACAGCAAGGCGTTAAGTTACAGAACTTTACTGCTGAACAGACAGCTATGCTTCAGAACTCGCAGAATGCTTTTTCTTTACAGACACAAAATCTAAGCAACATGCAAGCTGCAGTTATAGCTACTGCTCAAATTAAGGCTTCTTTGCAAGGTAAAAATCTTGATAACCAACAGCAAGCTAACTTGGCTGAAGCTGCAAGGTATGCAGAGGTTAATAACCTTAATCTTAATAATCGTCAGCAAGCGTTACTGCAAGATAGCTTGAATAATACCCAAGTATCTCTTGCTAATCTTAGTAATAGACAAAAAGCTTACACTACAGACGCTAATCTTGCAGCATCTTTACAGGGACAGCAGATTGACAATAAACAACAAATTGCTGTTTTAAATTCTGCTAGGTATACGGAAGCTAATAACTTGTCTTTCTCTTCCGAGGAAAGAGCTGTATTACATAACTCGGAACTTATGACATCTATAGGGCTTGCTGAATTATCTAATAAGCAATCTGCTACATTGCAAAAAGCAGCAGCTTTTGCCTCTATGGATATGGCTAATCTAAGTAACCAACAGCAAGCTCAAGTGGAAAACGCTAGAAACTTCCTGCAGATGGATTTAGCTAATTTATCTAATGAGCAGCAAGTAGAGATTTTTAAGGCACAGTCAATACAACAGACAATTCTTAGTGATACAGCAGCGTCTAATGCTGCCAAGCAATTTAATGCTTCTAGTGAAAATCAAACAAATCAATTCATGGCTGACTTAAAATCTACTACCGATAGGTTTAACGTTACTCAAGCTAATGCTATAAAACAGTTTAACGTAAGTGAGGAAAACGCCATAGCTACGTTCAACAAAGAACAGGCAGACGCAAGAGATGAGTTTAATACTAAGAATGCTTTAGTTGTGGCGCAGTCTAATGCATTGTGGAGACAGTCAGTAGCTACTGCTGATACAGCCGCACAGAATGAGGCTAACATGCAGTTAGCTAAAACTGAGAACGCCTTTACAGCCAGTACATTAGATCAAGTATGGCAAAGGGAGCGTGATTTGTTAAGCTATGCTTGGCAAGCAGATAATAACGCTTTAGATAGGATTAATAACGTTATTCTTGAAGATATGAGACTAGATACTACAGCGTCTAATAATGCAGCTACGATTGCTGCTTCAGAAAGAGTAGCAAGGTCTAATATGTGGGGGAAGATAGGCGCTGCCGTAGTAGCGGGTGCAGACCTGTTTGGCCCCAAATAAACACTAGGATTATACAATGAAATTTTTAAGTAAAGAACGAATGGAGTTATTTGCGGAGAGCCTCAAAGATGGCCCTAAAGTAGCCGCTGATGTTATACAAGATGCTGCAGAAGAAGCAGGTAAAGGCAGAGGCTTAGGCGCACAAACTAAAAAAAGAAAGACTCCTAACTTTGCTGTGAGTGGCGCAGGGGATGCCTTGTACGAGGAGAGCCAAAGGTCTTTAGATTTACTACAAAAGACCCAAGAAGATACACAAGAGCAACAAGGCCAAAGTATTAATGATATTTTAGCTGTGGTTATGTCAGACATTGAAAAAGAGACTAAGAAGTCTTTACCTAAAGGTGATACTTTAGGTGAGGCTAACTACCTTACTCAAGAAGAGAAAAAACAAAGAGGTAGGCTTGGCCCTGTAGCTGAAAAGCTAATGACTTCTAAAGAGTCAGGTAGTGGAGGTTATGACGCTCTCTATGACCAAGCTCAAAAGAGTACTTTTAAAGAGTTTAAACCTACTGAGATGACTATAGGCGAAGTCTTAGAATTTCAAAAGAAAAGAGGTCAAGGCTCTTACGCATCCTTTGTGAAAGCTAACAACCCAAAAGGTACGCTTTCTACTCCTGTAGGTAAGTTTCAATATGTAGGACGTACTTTACAAGATGAAGTAGATAAGAATGGCTATGATCTTAACGCTAAGTTTGACGCTAATATGCAAGATACGGTTTTCTACAACCACGCTAATAGAATAATAAAGAACCTTAAGACACAAGAAGGCAAACGCTCTAAGATGAGGTCTACTTGGGAGGGTTTTCAGAGTAAAAAAGCCGTATCAGATAAAGAGTTAGATGCGCTTATATTTGAGATTGAAGACCGCAAATAAAAAGAGGCTAAAATAAAAATGAGTAAAGTTTTAAACGGGCCAATCCCCGGTCAATCTCTCACAGATGAACCCGGAAACTACCCTTGGGAGCGTCCACCTGAGACTGCTGATCCTGCAGAAGCACTTAGTATGTATCTAAAAAAGATGTCTAAGCCTGAGTTTATGGATAGTGCGCTTTATATGATGGAACTTGGCGTACCTGCAGAGGTAGTCACCAATACTACTATAACTATGGCTATAGGTAATGGTATACACAGTATTGATGTTGGTCTTATTATTGCCCCTGCAATTCATAAAGAAGTTGTTTCTATTGCACAAATGGCTGGTATTGAATATGATGAATACTTCCCTGACGATGAAAACAAGGAGCAGGAAGCTAAAGACCGTGTTAAAGACATTGTTATAGCAAAGCTAAGGCGAAGCCAACCTAAAGGTGAGGCTAAAATCTCTGAAACTATGGAAGCTATGACTAGTCCCGAAACAGAAAAGTTTGAAGATATGCGGGAGTCTGAAGAAGAAGTAGCAGAAGGGATGACGCCTGATAATGAGATGGCTATGGATAAGCCTACACAAGAGCCGCCTAGTGATATGGGCAAGGGCTTAATGAGTAAGGGGGTATAACTCATGGCTATTAATTTAAGTTTCTTAGGAGCCGTAGCAGGGGTTGCACAGGGCTATTCAGATAGGGTAGATTCCCTTAGAGACGAGCTAAAGGATAACAAGCGTAGGCAACGTGAGTGGTTAGCTACTTATGGAAACAAAGCTTTAGATGAAAGCAATAAACAACAAGATACTATTACAAGTGCTTTAGATGATTTAAAAGCGAGAGGGTTAAAGGTTCCTGATGCAATTCAACTATTACAAAAGCATGGCGCAGGTGCTGTGCTTCAATTACAAAAGTATATAAAAAACTACGAAGAAACAAATAATACAAAAGTAGATGAAGTACTTATGAATAAGCTGTGGACTGCTGCAGAAGACTTTACTACAGAAGATAGAACTTTTGAGGATGCTGTAAATACACTATTTGGTTCTCCTAAAGATGGCGCAACTGCCCCTGTAATACAAGAGGTAGAAGATAGAAACTTCTTTGAGCGAATTAAATACAACATGGGTGATCGTTACGAGGATGAGTATGAAGACTTCTTAAGTGATCCAACTGAGGGTATTGGCGGTAAGTCCATCAAAGAACTGAGAGCTATGTCAGTGTCTTCGCCTTCTATGCTTGGTACTGAGGGTTCTGCTGTGTTTGACAGGTCTGTTCTTAGGGGTAGTGAGCCTTCTCCCGGAGAAGCTAGGCTTTGGAAAGACACTGTACCTCTTATTGTAAGAGAGGCTCTTAAAAATCTTTCGCCAGAAGACAGAGAAGCCGTTGAAATGGAGGATGCAGAGACACCTTCAGGCCTGAGAGTCCGTGACACAGATGCTATATTCTTTGATTTATCTGATCCTGAAGGTGTTTATTTTGATGCCTTTAGCGAAGCTACTAGAAAAGTACACGAACAAAACCCGTTCTCTAACAATAGGTCTGCTACAGGTGCATATGGCGGTCAAGCTGCCTTAGATGCAATACTTAATCCACCACCACCACCAGAGAAGGCAGAACAACTTGAGCAAGACCTAATAGATAATAATTTAACAGAGGCTAGACCTGAAGACATAGGTGAAAAGACAGACGTTGAGGTAATTGAGTGGTTTGAACAAAACAACAAAGACTTTATTATATCAGATGGACAGTTAATCAGGCGTCCAGATGGGGTAGTATTTGATGAATCTAAAGTTGTAATACCTGTACTACCTACAGACTACGATGAGAATACCTTTGAGCTAAAAATGCAGCCTACCACAAAGCCTGAAGGCGTAACTGAAAAGCCTGTAGTAGAAACAAACATGCTTGGCGGTATGTCTTTAGAAGATAGAAAAAAACTATCTGATTGGAATAGAGAGTATGGAGGTAAATTTAATGATAACGGGACTTATAAATTAGTTAGACCTCGCCCTGTTAAACCTGCTAACTTTGATGAGCTTGAGAGGGATGAAAAAGGCAGAATAAATAATGAGATACGTAAGTGGGATAGGCTATATAAAGATACTCACAATCCTGAAACAGGCTATCCTGATTTAGAAGGCTTAGATATGACCCTCATTCCTAACTCAGAGGTCACTGAATAATGAGAGTTATTGACGCAAAGTTTATAAACCCAAGCCAACAAGAGCCTGACTTCATGACCTACACAGGTGGTGAGAAGGATACGTTTGGCATTAGTGACCTAACAGAGGATCACAACTACAACGTCATTGATGCTCAGATGAAAGCTCGCTTTGGTATGTCTGAGAAGTCTCACGATAGGCAAGAAGTTGTAGATAAATGGATTAACTACAACAGAAGTTTTAGTGTAGGTAATACACTTAGTGTACTAGGTGAAGCCAGCTATTTAAGTAAAGCTGACGATGAAGAGAAAGTAAAAGCTCTTAACTCATATAAACTCTTTGATAATATGAAAGGTGCCTTTAGTGGGGGTACAGCAGCAGAAAAGCTAGACAGTGTGTATGACTACGGCAGGGCTTTAATTATTGACCCTGTTAACTTAATTAGCTTTGGTGCTGGTAAGTTAGCTACAGGGGGTGCTTCAAACGTAGCTGCACAGGCTGCAAAAGAAGCATTAGAGATTTCAGCTAATAAGATAATACGTAAAGCAGGGCAAACAGGGGCTAAACGTTCTGCTCTTAGTCCCTCTATAAAAGCTGAAATAGGTAGAGCGCGTCAACGTGTGCTTAGTAAGGCACTAAAAGGCGAGGCTGTAGAAGGTCTTGAAGAAGGTACAATGGAGGCTGCTCTTAAAAAGGCTGCTACTAAAGACCTTAGAGTAACCTTCTCTACTGAGACTATTAGTGCTATGGGTATTGATGCCGTGCAACAGAACATGGCGTACCGTAATGTAGGCTTTCAAGATGAGTTTAATTATCTAAACTCTGGTTTAATTGCTGGTGGAGGTTTCTTTGGCTACGGTTTAGTTAAAGCATTTGGTATGTTTGACGGTACGAGTGTACCAAAATCTGTAGCCTTAGATGCTTATGACGCTGCTGTAACTGCAGAGGCTGCAGCTAAAAAGATAGCAAGGCAAGAAGGCGAAGCCACTTACAAAGAGGCTATGGCAAAGCTGGCTGACGATGAAGAACTACAACGCAAAACTATGGAGAGCCTAAAGAATAACACTGCTGCTGCACAAAGTTGGGCTGAAATGGTAGCCTCTGGTAAGCGTATAGCAGAAGAGACAGGTGACAGGTATGAAGGTAGTGGTGCAGAAGGTCTAGCTGCGTTTATCTTTGGTAAGAAAGACTTGCCAGAAGGCCAGAACTTCAAAGGGCTTTTTGATATATTTAATGAGGCGGGTATTGATCTGGCATATGCAGATGATGTATGGCAGGGTACTACCCACTTTGTAACTAGAACAGTTAAAGATTTGCCAGAAAACGTTAAGAATGAAGTAGATAGCCTGTATAAAAATACTGTACTTAAGCTAGACTCAGTGTACGAAAGCAAAACAAACTTAGATGAAGCTATGGACTTTATGGCAAGTGATTATAGTTCTATGGGTGCCAGAATGGGTGTCATGGGCGGCTTAGGTAGAGAGATAGAAAAGATACGTAAAGTAAAGCAAGCCACAGGACAGACTAACCTTAAAGTCACAGCAGAAGAAATGCTAGACGGTATCGTAGACCCTAGCACAGGCACAGCTAAAAACGTAGACAAAGTAGAGCGTAGCTTGATGGGTCGCTCACAGGATAACCTTATACGTATTCTTGTAACTCACCCCGGCACAACTGCGCTTAACTTGTTAGGCTGGGTTAACGCCTCTGGTATGCAATCTCTATCTGATGGACTTAGGGGTGCGCTTTATGGCGGGACTTCAGTAGCGCAATACTTAACAGGTAATAAAGCTAATGCTATTGATTACGCTGAGAAGTGTAAGCTTATGTTGTCTTTAAGCTTAAAACAAAAGATGAAAAACCTGCTTAACCCTTTTGCTACACAAGAGGAAGCACTTAACTTCTTATCTATTAACCCTAAGATGCGTAAAGAGCTATTCCGCTATGTATCAGGTGGCATAGACAGTAAGGACGTTCTTAAGTCGTTAGACTTAGAGTTTGATGATCTTGAGAAACCGGGCGTGTTTGAAAGCACTATTGATAAATTCCAAACTGTGTATGGCGTTAAGGCTGTAGATGTATTGAGTAAGACACAGGAGTTTATGTACAACATAGACAAACAAATACGCCTAAAGTACAACATGAGTTATGCAGACTTTATAGGTGCTACGGATGCCCAAGGACAGCCTCTAAATTGGGCTAAGATGCGCTCTGATGAATTTGTAGAGATACAAGCTACTGCTGTTGAGGACTCACTACGTTCTGTGTTCTCTAAATCCTTTGGCGGTGGAGACTTTAAGAGGGATCGTAACATTGTAGAAATGGTAGCAAAGACTATAGAAGATGCACGTAAGTATCCTATCCTTGGTGCTATGGTTCCCTTTGGGCAGTTCTTTAACAACACTATTGCCTTTATGACTGATTACTCAGGCATTAGCTATGTGCATAGTAAGTTTGCTAAAAATAATAGAGACCCTATGGAGATGCTTACAAAAGCTGCTGTAGGTCTGACCTCTATCACTGCTATGTCTGAATACGAAATGAAGAACATGGATGAAGGCTTGGCTTGGCATGAGGAGCGTGATGAGGATGGTCAGGTAAGATCACGCCTGTATGACTTTCCGTTTAGCTATTATAAGGGTATAGGTCGTATTGTAGCACACTATAGACGTGACGGTGAAGTACCACCTGAGTTGTACGATGACGTTATAACTACGTTTGGTACAGCTAACCTTACACGTTCTTTAGGCGAGTCTACAGCCTCTGCATTTGACTTTGTAAAGGATGTTGTTTCTGGTAATTTACCTGACGCAGAAGAGGGCTTACAAAAAGCTATGGGTAATGTAGGTTCTATGTACTTGTCAGGTTACAGCAGACCGCTAGACCCTCTTAATCAGATTGCAGCGTTTGCTATGGGTGATGCTTACAATGAAACAGATCGTAACATAGGTAGTAAGTTTATCAACAAGTCTACACGTTATGTTGAAAGTATCTTTGATGGATTTGATGAACTTACAGGGATACCTACTGCTGCAGGTACTGCACTAGGACTAGACATGACAGAAGCACCCGTAAAGGAAAGACCCTTAGAAGATAGACCTAGAGGCGTAGCTATTGGGCGTATTTTTGGTTACAGGGATTCACCTGCACCACAAGCTATTGATAAGATGTTTGCTGATATAGGTAAGCCTAAGTGGAAGACAGATATAAAGTCGGCTGTACCAGAGGCTAATAATACGATTAACAGAATTATAACTAAATACTTAGAAGCAGAAGCAGATAAGGTTGTCTACGGTGATAAATGGAAGAACTCATCATTAGATCAAAAGATATCTGATCAAAGACTAGCGGTATCTAAGGCTAAGAAAAGAGCTTTAGCTGAGTTGTACAGATCAGGCAACCCTACAGATAAACGCCACCGTGAAATGTTTAAGATCAGTAGGCGTGGCACAGGTGTAACTATGGCTGATATGGAGGAAGCTTTAGAAGAAATAGGTATTGATAAAAAAGTAGAAGACTTATCATACGATCAGCTACGATTACTAAGACGCTTTTTAAAAATGGAGAAGATGGAAATTAAACGTTCATCCAGAGAATCACTTAGAGGTTAATACGAAAAAAGGGGCGGTCATAACGACTGCCCCTCTTACTTTGTTTCACGTGAAACATTTACTTTACGCCATTTAACTCCGAACAATACCTAGCCCAAAGAAAGACTTCACGCACACTTTGCATAACGTGGTTACGCTCTGGACAGGGTGCTAGATGTTTAACAATAAAAGTATCTAACTCTTCACATTGCCTAGTTAATTCTTCAACAAAAAGTTGCTCCTTGCCTTTGCTGTAGTTTAGTGCCTCTTCCTCTAAGTTCACAATGTGCTACCTTTCTTGTGTGTGACTCTATGGCAACACTGTAAGTCTTATCGTAAGTGTTGTCAAGCTTTTTGTTTGTGGGCTAGTAGGTATTCATACGCACTTTTAACTTTACTACTATCATCTGCAAAAGCACCTAGCCCTGTATTACAATGAAAGCATACCCATCCTCTGAAAGTCTCTGTATCGTGACAGTGATCTAACACCCATGACTGCAACATCTTTTGACCTTTTCTACCTATTTCGTTTATATCACGATTGCAAATAGGACAACAATAGCCATTACTAGGATAAGGATTTAGTTTCTTTAAATGCTTAACTAGGCGAGATTGGTCTCTTGCACAAGTTCTACATTTTCTTTTTATCTCTCCTGATGCCATATGTTGAAAGTTATCTACAGGCTGTACAACACCACAGTTATTACACTCTAGTCCGTCTTGATATTCTGTAGGCGGTGCGTAGTCAAAAAGATCAAGCTGCATTAACTCCCTATGTCTACTTTAAAAGGGAATGGAAAACATTGACTAATTGCTTTTGCACTTTCGTTTGGCCTTGAATTGTAAAGCCTCAACATATCTGCCTCTCTCCACTTTTGACAAGACTCTTCAGTTATAAAAGCAGTGTTTGGAGAAAATACTATAAAAGTTTTTTCACTTGTTGTTGGTTGTATCATCATCATTACTACTGTATAAACCCATACCATTTTGTGATATCCTTTCTAGGTTATATCTACCATTTCACACACATCACCAGTACAAGCCATAGTTTGCATACCAGATGTGTTGTCTTCTATTTCATAGTTATCAAATAAACTCCAATCTACTTTAGGCGGTGACATATCTAACATCTCATAGTACTCTTCTTTAGTACACTCTTGATAGGGTGCTTGTTGATAAGTATGCTCATTAAACGGGAGGAACGACACACCTGACATTTCATTAAAGTGTTTGTATACAAACGCTCCTACCTCTAGCCACTCATCTGCCTTTACGTTAATCGTTACGCTAGGCTTATGCTCACACCAATGACGTTGATACATCAACCACATTTCTAGTTGTTCTAGTGCTGTCATGTCAGCCGTACACACTGCACTCAAGGGTGACTGCATAGGAAAGCTAAACACGGTTGTAGCATCAGGCTTCATAACGTCAGGCTCACTAGGAATGCCTTGGTCACGCATAAATGCCGTTAGTGGGTCTTTATTATCTCCACGCACAGTACGGATATAATAGGGACTGTGACGAGCATGAATGCCAGAAGATGAGTCAACCAGTTGGGAAACTGTTCCACTGGGCTTGACACAAGTAATAGCAGTGCTATGAGGGATGCCAAGACGGTCAGCCCACTCAGCGTTAGTAGAAACAGCCACATTTTTAAGATGCTCCAATGTATCAGCTAGGCCAGCATTAGCCGTAGTCATTAATTTGTTATCCATTATCCCTGTGAGTGACACACCGAGCAAGCGTTCTGCTTCTGTATTGGTAGTCCACACCTTTCGCAAGTAGGGGAATTTAGTGTATGTTGACTGTATTGTTCCCAGTATAGTTGCCAAACGGACTTTTCTTGTAAGGTCTTCCAAACCGTCGCTAGAACGAATGACAACTTCCGTAAGATTGCAAAACTGATTTGGGCGAAGTATGATCTCCGAACATGGGTTGGTTCCAAACTCATAACAAGTTTCTCGTCTTCCATTTTTTGCCGCCTGTTTAACTGACGCTTCTCTATTGAATATTCCTCGTTCTCCACTACCACTCTCCATTAGGGCTGTCCACTCACGCATGAATGCCATACTGTCTGGTTTTTCTGAATATGATACTGAGTTATTAGCTAAGGCACGGTGACTTGCGTTCTCCCACCATGCACCTGACTTAGCGTGTCTCATACGGTCATCTGAAAGGTTAGACAAACTAATCATAGCGGAGCGTCTAACGCCGCCTACAACAACTACCTCACCAATCTTACACATCAAGTCATGGCACTCAAGACTAGACAACCTACGCCCTTGTGCGCCCTTGAATGTTGTAACCGCAAAGTTAAACAAGTCAACCAAAGGAGCAGGACCACTAGCCCGACCACCAAACGTTTTTAGCCTTGCACCTGCAGGGCGAACTCTGCTAACATCCCACTTAGGAATTTCACCAGCCCATAGGAGTGCCAACACTTGTCTGAGACCTTTAGCCCATCCTTCCTTGCTGTCCTTGATGACAACACACGTTTCGCTTTGGAAAAGACTAGGGACATCAGGGAGTTTAGTGATGAATTGACGCTCAACACTGAAACCAACCCCCGTCCCACAAAGGAGGATGAACATAGCCTCATCAAAAGACTTAGGGTCATCTACGGGTAGGTAGCTACAATTGTACATACAAGTGTTGTCCCTGTCTGCCGCTTTTCCTGCAGTCATGAGTGATCTCATACTAGGCATAACCTCAAGGCTAAGAATAGCATCACGCACTTCATCTAGGTCACTAGGCTTTAGCCATGTCTTAGCTATGTTCTGCAGGTAACGCTCTACAGTTTCCCCCCATGTTTCACGGCGTCCTTCGTCTTCAATCCAACGTGCATAACGGCTGGTTGCAATAAAGGTTTGATAGTCACTTGGTAGATAGTTATTACTCATATTTACTTTCCTTATACTAAGTCAGACAGGTCAGGCTTCCAATAGTTTGACCCTTTTAATACTTTACCATCAGGACGTTTAAGTGGTTTGCCTTGTGGTCCTAGCTTAGACATATTAGATGTGTGTACCCTACGGAAAGCTTCATCTAAATCCCACCCATAAGTAGCGGCATACCCATACGTAACGTACACCAAGTCAGCTAACTCTTTAAGTAGCTCTTGTGGCCCATCTGCATCACGAACTTCATTATATTCTTCTTTGAGAAGTAACCAGCGTAGACCTTCTAGCTTTCTACTGTAGCCATACTTTTCATTAATAGGGTGATCCATTGCTGTTGCAAACTCTTTAACCATATCAAGGGGTGTACAGTCTTTGAGGTCATTAATCCTGTCTTTTCTGTCGTACTCAGCGAAGTCATGTATTTCTTGTTGTGTAATCATCCCTGATCCTTTACGTTTATGTTAGATATTTCTACGTCATCTATATCATAGATAACACGGTTTATCAAGTCCTTTATGTCTTCTTCATAGTACATAGGATGAGAAGACAATATGTTATTTGATTTGTCAACTGATAAGACAAAGGTAACACTAAACTTCTCAGTCTTCATTGCTCTCAACCTCTGCTATTAAACGGTCTAAGTACCATCGTGCTTTCTTTAAATCTTCTACACCATTCTTGTAAGGCCAACGCCACAGATACTTAAATGAGTTCTGCCAACAGTATGCTTCATGCGATGATACATCAGACCCCTCTGACATAGCTTTCATTGCATCTATACACTCAATGTTAGCTGTGTTGTAGTGAGGTGGCTTATCCACCATGTCTACTTCAAACGGCATAGTCATTTCTTTCCATTTAGCCATATTAGCAACTACCCTTGGTTCTAGTGAAAGCATTAAGTCGTAGTACGTTACCTTCTGTTGTATATACAGGCTCCATCTCAGCCTCTTGTGCTACTTGATTGTCTGCTAGTAATTGTTCTACTTTATTGTCTAAGGCAATCTTAACTTCCTCATAGATGCCGTCATCGTCATCATTAAGTAATTCAAACAACCCAATCATAGCTAGGCCCACACCCATAGCCTCTGTTAGATTTTCATCAGACAATTCATGATCATCACTCTTACATATACAAGTGCCAACTCTCCCATCACCCATAGGCTTGATTAGTATTGCAATCTCATCATCTTCTAATACGTATGGCATTAAGTCTTCCTTTTTGTTTTAAGTGGTATCTTAGTCTGTGTAACACACTTTCCCTGCATTGTCAACCACTCTTGAGGTATTAGCCTGTGTGAGTATAAGAAGTCGTTTTTCTCACACCAATCACAGTATCTACTCTTAGCACCCTTGTATAGTTTAGCTTTAGCATTACTGAATACAAAGCGTATGTCTAACTCAGGGTGTTGCCTTCTTACTTCTATATGTTTGCGTCTGTCCTCGCTATCAAAGATACCTTTTGTTTCAATAAAGATACCGTTGTCTAGCTGAAAGTCAGGCGTGTAAGTACGATAACGTAAGTCCTCCCACTCTATTTTAAGTAATTCATACCTTACTTTTTTTTGGCACTCAGACAAAACAAGAGCAGT